TGAAGGGGTTCAGGTCCATGCGCCAGCAGGAGGAGCACGACGCGGCAGCCGCGGCGTCCGGCTCTGCTGGAACGCGATCTGGCGGGTGATGTTGGCGATCATCCCGCCGTGCACCGCCAGGCACGCGTACTGCAGCGCGTCAGCCGGGTGCGAGTACTTGGCATATTCACTCAGCTTGTCGGGTAGGGGTTTTGTTTGCCCGGTCTTGGTTTTGGCGTAGCGATAGCCGCCGAGCATCGCCCTCACCAGCGTCGGACAGTGATCGTAGGAGAACACGATCGCTGGCCCACCGTCGCGCTGTTGTAGCAACAGGCTGTCGACTGATCGCAGCCGCGCATCGATGTCGTTGGTCGACGCCGGCACCGCCCGATAGCCCATCCGCTTGAGCAGATCGTAGGAGGTCTCCTCGTACAGGCTGTCCTTCTGCCGTCCGGCCGGGTCGCCCATGATGATCACCGGCAGTCCGGCGTAGCGCGGGCTCTGCAGCATCGGGCGGAGCGTCTTCTGCACGTGCATCTCCAAGCCGATGTCTTCGGCTGCCGCTTCGCCCAGTATCCGGAGCGTGCCGCGCTGGTCCATCTGGGTGATGATCGACCATGGGTTCCGGCCGAAATCCTGCCCGATCACCAGCGGTGCCTGCTGCACCGGGTCGAGGTCCTGCCGGGTGTGGAAATCGAGCTTGAAGGTGTCGCGATGCACCGCCAGCCCGCTGGGATCTTCCCCGAATTCCGCGCGTACATAGCGGGCAATCCAGGCGTCCCCCAGCGGGCTCGACGCCAGCCGCTCGTAATAAGTACGGCCCTGCGCCAGCCGGCGCTCATCGTACTCGGGCAGCTTCAGCGTCTCCGGTGTCTGCATCAGCCATTGCAGGTTCTCGGCTTCGTCCGACAGCCCGCTCGGCTGCAGGAAGACGTCGGTGGTCTCCGGCGGGTCGAGCATGTATTCGGCCCAGTCGCTGCCGAGCGTCGGCAGGTTGGTGTCGGCCATCATTCCGAACCAGCTGGCGCCGCCCATGCTTGCCCCCGGAAACCGGCCGCAGCGGCCGGAGAGCGGTTCGATCAGGCTGAGCGGCACCTCGATCGCTTCCGAGATCCACGCCCCGGTCAGCTGCATCGACAGGAGGCGCTTCTGGTCTTCCTGATTTTCGAGCGGGATCAACAGCCACTCGGATTTGACGTCACCGGCCTCGATATAGACCGTGTTGTCGGTAACCTTGAAAGTTACGATCGGCTGCAGCCACTGGGTGATGTCCTTGAGCACGGTGTCGCGGAGCTGCTTGAGCGTCACCCGGACGATTGCCCAGCGGGTATGCCGGAAACCGTCCTCGGCTGGCGTCTGCTCGCACGAGCGCCGCAGCATTTCCATCATGATGCCGGTGGTCTTGCCGCTGCCGACCGGTCCGGCGATGATCCGGAAGAAGGCTTCCGACAGCATGAACTCGCGGATTGTCGGCGGTGGCGAGTAGTTGATCGACGGCATCAGGCGAGATCGGCGTTGATCGCGAACACGTCGTCGACCGGGGTGATCGCCTCAAGTTCGAGCTCCTCGTCGTCATCCTCGACTGCCGCTTCAACCGCGCCGCTCCGATCGATGTTGAGCGTCCGGTCGCCGAGGTTGATGGTGATCGAGAAGCCGCCGGCTTCCTGCCCGATCCGCTTCTGGTAATCGTCGCCGCCGATCCCGGCGAACGATGCGATCAACTTCGCCAATCCCGTCTTCGCGACCAGCGCCTCGTTGTCGTTCATCAGCGAGGCGTGCGCCTTCTCGAGATACTGTTCGATCACCGCAGCCGACTTGAGCTTGACCCGCTGGGTGGTGTTGGTTGCTGCCAGCCACGCTTCTTCTTCGTTCGCAAGTAGCTGGGTAAAGCGCGGGTGCTCGCACAGCGCCGACCACTGTTCATAGGTGAGTTGGTAGCGGTTCAGTATGTCTTCGATATCGTAATGATCGATGGCGATTTCGCGCGCCAACCTGATTAGATCGAGATCGCGGCCGAGCGGGGCGGTCATCTGGGGGTAAGCCGTTGACGGGTCTCGCGAAGCTATTATACATCCAAACATGGCGCAAGCAGCGACGCTCCCCACCGCTTCCCCATTCTCTCATCCCAGTCGCGGTCTGACCCGGGTCGTCCCACCCGCCGCCTATGAGCAGCAGCGGGCGCTGCAGGATCGCGAGAAGGCCGAAGCCTACGCCAAGGCGGTCAACAGCCAGCAGACCATGACCGACCTCGCCGGTTACGTGCGTGGTCTCTACGACATGTTCCGCACCCATCGCGACATGGTCAGTGGCGGCTGGTCGGCGCGGCTGATCCACGCGCTTCGCACCTTCAACGGCGAGTATCACCCGTCAAAACTCCAGCAGATCCGCCAGTTCGGTGGCTCCGAAGTCTATGCCCGGCTGGTGGCGATGAAATGCCGGGGAGCGTCTTCGCTGCTCCGCGACGTGTATCTGTCACCCGACCGTCCGTGGGGACTGGCGCCCCCGGCAGACCCCGACATCCCGCCCGAGATCATGGAGCACATCAAGCGGCTGGTGATGGTCGAGGTCGAGCAGGTCGCGTCGATGGGGGCATCGGACCAGCTCACCCCGGACGCGATCAAGAGCCGGATCATCGGCCTGACCCAGGAAGCCAAGAAGGCGGAGCTCAAGAAGGCGACGGTGCGGGCGAAAGCCGCCGAGGACCGCATCGAGGAGCTGTTTCAGGAAGGCGGCTTCTATTCGGCGCTGGCCGAGCTGATCGTCGACGTGCCGCTGTTTCCCTACGGAGTGCTCAAGGGCCCGGAAGTGCGGGTGGTGCCGACCGTCAAGTGGTCGGATCAGGGCGTACCGATCACCGAGCAGACGCCGCGGATGATGTGGGAGCGCTTGTCGCCGTTCGATGTCTACTGGACCCCGGGTGCACGCACGATTGAAACCGCTGATGTCATCGAGCGCGGCCGTCTGGCGCGCTCCGAAATCAACGACTGCCTTGATCTACCGGGTTACATGCATGACGAGGTGCGGGCCGTTCTCGATGAATATGGACGAGGCGGACTGGCAGACGACTGGGACAGCTACGACGCTGAGCGTGCAGTTCAGGAAAACCGGGAGAACCCTCGTTATAACCGGTCTGGGATGATCAACTTCCTCAAGTTCTCCGGTAACATCCAGGGCAAGATGCTGACCGACTGGGGGATGCCGGGGATCGAGGATCCGGTTCGCGACTACAAGGTGATGCTGTGGCTGATCGGCACCCACGTCATCAAGTGCCAGCGCCAGCCCAACCCGCGCCAGCGCCACAACTACTTCATCACCAGCTTCGAGAAGGTACCCGGAACGCCGGTCGGTAACGGTCTGCCCGATATACTCGCTGATATCGAGGACGTGGCCAACGCGACGCTCCGGGCACTGGTTAACAATCTCAGCATCGCTTCGGGTCCGCAGGTGGTGGTCACCGACGACCGGCTGGCACCGGGCGAGGAGGGCGAGGAGCTGTTCCCGTGGAAGCGCTGGCACGTCAATTCCGACCCGATGGGCAACAATACGCAAGTGCCGATCAGCTTTTTCCAGCCCAACTCCAATGCCCAAGACCTGTTGGCGATCTACAAGGAATTCAACACCATGGCCGACGACCTGTCGGCAATCCCGAAGTACATCACTGGTCAAGGTGCCAGCTCGGGCGCGGGTCGCACCGCTGCCGGACTGGCGATGCTGATGGGCAACGCCTCGAAGATCCTGCAGACGGTCGCGGCCAATATCGATGGTGACATCGTCCGACCGGTGCTGATGTACCTCTACGACATGCTGATGCTGACCGATAACACCGGGGTGTTTTCCGGACACGAGGCGGTCGAAGTCAAAGGCGTCAACGTTGCCGTGCAGCGCGAAACCCAGCGTTCCCGCCAGCTCGAGTTCCTGTCGATCACCGCCAATCCGATCGATGCGCCGATCATCGGCACCAAGGGGCGGGCATCGCTGCTGCGTTCGGTGGCCGGCACCATTGGTCTCGATGGCGAGCAGATCGTGCCGTCGGAGGAACAGATTGCGCAAGCTGAAGCCGAGGCGCAAGCTCAGGCGCAGATGGACGCTGCAATTGCTGCCGGGGCGCCACCTCCGACTGATCCCAACATGGTGCCGCCCGATCAGGCGGGAGCGCAGGCTGAAGGCGCGCAGCCGTCACCGACGGCGACGCAGGATGTCGGACCGCGGGTTAGTCCGACGGTGGCGGGGGGAGCAGGCTGATGGTGACGTTCCGCGATATCGACTTCGAGGACATTCCACGGGCGCTGCGCCTCGCCGGCTCCAACAAGCGGACCATCGATCGCAACGATCTGGTCAGCGAGATCAGGAAGCTGGAGGCGGCGGGGATCGGCCCCAGCCACCGCCACATCGATGACTTTGACATCTCGGAGTTCGTCGGGCGGCTCGGGGTGTTTACCGGTGCTGACGCGCCGATGCTTAATTTAGATCTCACCAGCCCGGCAGTCGCCGCGCAGCTGACCACGGTGCGCGCTTCGGCGGGGTACGCCGAAAACCTTAACAACGACTATTCGCTGTTTGCCAACAATCTCCCCCGCATTACCAACAAGGGACTGCTGGTCGAGGAAGCCCGCACTAACAGTCTCGCCAACAACTCGATGACCGGCGCAGTACCCGGCGGCGCAGGTGTTGGCACGCTGCCGACCGGCTGGACGGCGTTTGGCGATGCACTCGATCAAAGTATGAAGCATCAGGTTGTCGGGGTTGGCAGCTATAAGGGTGTCGACTACGTCGATCTCCGCTTCTTCGGCACGCCGGTTATGGGCTGGTTCGAAGTCGACTTCGGTCCGGCACCGGTTGCTGCTACTCCCGGTCAGGTGTGGACCGGCTCGATGTTTGGCGGTCTGGTCGCTGGTAAAGGCCCCGTGTTCGAGCCGGGATCCGGCTACTTCATGGTGTTTTCCGCCGCTGGTGGGGCATCGCTGCTGTCGTCGGTTCTTGAGCCGGGCGGCTTTGGCTCGTGGGCGCGGCGCGCTGTATCGGCGACCGCTCCGGCGAATACTGTGTCGGTGACGTCCGGGTTCTTCTTCCGCTTCCCGACGCCATACGTCCCCTACGACTTCACCTTTCGCATCGGCTGGCCGCAGCTGGAGCTGGGTGCGTTCGCCACCAGCCCAATCCGCACCACTAGCGCGGCGGTCATGCGGTCGTCGGATAATATTACCCTTGCCTCGTTTGCTACACTCGGGTTTAACGCAGTGGAAGGGTCGCTGTTTACCGAAGCGTTTAATTCAGTCTTTCCGGCTGACGCTCGTCCGGCTGAGTTATTTGGCACTAACTCTACTAATATCATGCACGCACGTCATCAGCTTGGCGTTGGAGTACGGCTTGCAGTAGTTACTGGTGGCGTTGCTCAGGTAGGAGTTAATACTCCTAACATTGCAGCGATCAACGTGCCTTGGAAGACTGCATTTGCTTACAAACTCAACGATTTTGCAGCGGTACTAAATGGCGGCATACCGGTTGTCGATACGGTGGGGACTGTGCCACCAGCGACCGGCTTGCAGATAGGTGCAGGGTTTACTCCAACTCAATTTCTTAACGGCTGGCTGCGTCGCGTCGCCTATTGGAACCAGCGCCTGACCAACGCCCAACTGCAACTGCTGACAGGAGCTTAACATGGCAACTACGGTGCCCTACAAGATCGACGATCAGGACCTCGAAAAGTACCTCAAGCAGGTCCGGGCCAATAATCCGGCCGTCGACATGTCGAGGATCAACCGCCATGATATTGGATTGCGGGCTGGGGAGCTGCTGACCCCGGCCCGGCGTCGGGTCGACGATGGCGACCTTTCGACCATGATCCGGGCGGCGTCGCTGGTGTAACTTCCGGAGTTACCAAAGGAGAACGATATGGGAAGCAAGGCAACACCGAGCCACAAGAGCAAGGTCCAGAGCAAAAGCTCGCCGAAGTTCACCAATCCTGGTGGCAGCGGCCGCATGTCCGGTAAAAACTCGGCCGGTCCACAGATCGCCGGCCAGTCGGCCCAGATGGGCCGCGGCGGTGGCAACTTCGCCAAAGGTGGCGGCTCTGGCAGGATGGCCAAGAAGGGTAGCGCCAAAGACGTTACGGCAGCCTAGGTGGCACGCGGTCAGGTCGAGCAACTGATCTATGCGGCAGTCAGCCTGTCGCAAGCTGCGCCGAAGGAGTGGGACGAGTTCCTGAAGGCGCTCGGCGTCTATTCGGTCGACCTCAACCGGCGCCTGCTCAACTCCGACGGTACCATGCTGGCCAATGCCCAGGGTCAGGCGGTGCAGGCTGACTACCTCCTGACCACGCTGGCCAACGCCCGGCACACCGTGCAAAACGCCGAGATCAAACGCCGCGCCCTTAAAACTTAACGAGAGTATGTTCTGATGCCTGTCCAGCTCGCACCCGTCGACCCTAACGTCCGGCTTCCGGCTGCCGTCGTCGCTGCTACCCAGCGGGCGCTGCAGATGCAGAAGGAGATGATGGAGCCGACGTCCGATCCTGATGCGCCTGAAGCGCCGCCAGCCGCCGGCAACGGCGGTCAACCTCAGCCAACCCAGACCGCTGCCCCCGCCCCGCCACCCACTGCCCCAGCCCCGGAAGCCGAGCTCGAGCACAAGCTGCGCTCGGCCGAGGGGCGTTTGGCCCGGGCGGAACGCGAGCGCTCAGCGCTGGCAGCGCGGCTGGCGGCACTTGAGGCGCAGCGTCCGGCCCAGCCGCAACCGCAGCCGGTCCGCGAGGATCCGATCACCGTCTCCAAGCTGGT